CAGCCGGTCCATAATTCCATCGGGCCGTACCAGATGCTCCAGGCCGCGCTCCGGGCGCGACTGGTACAGCATTGGGAACAGGCCCTCTGCCTTCGCCACGTTGATCGGATGCCATTTCGGCAGGGCTGCAGACGCATACAACGACAGGTCCACACCATTCGGCACGGCACGCAGGACGCGATCATGGAGGCCGTAGACCTCCTTCATCTGCCGGATGTGGAAATCGCTCACACCGGTGATGAGGTCGACTCGCGCGCCGCCTGCATTGACTGCACCGGCACTGCGACGCAGAGCGAGGTCATGCATCTGGTGCACGTTCACCTGGCTGGCATAGTCGCGATGGAACGCGAGGGGATGACGCTGGATCACCAGCACGTCATGGGGGGTATGACTTGCGAAGTGCGCGAAGCGCTCACCCAAAGGCGCAGCCTGTGTCGGCTGGCCATTGAAGCAGTAGGTGACGCCGTCATAGACGCCCTCCTCCTGCGAATTCGTGAACATCACGACGTGGTGGCCACGTTCGGCCAGCTCTCGTCCCAGGTAATAAGCGGCCGTTTCCGACCCGCCCAGGCTCTGCGTCTTGATGGTATCGCCGTTGAACGGCATGCCCATGCACTGGATGACGTAGTTCACAAGGTCACCCAGATGGCAGGCTGCGATGCCTGCTCGAGATTCGCGTATTTCACTTTCAGCCTCCTGGCTTAAAAATTGGGAGGGCCGTTTCCAGCCCTCCCGAGTTGGGGGAGTAACTCTCGAATCAGCTCAAGCCGGCCGCACCGGACGCCACGTTGGTCAGCAGGATCGACGCGTAGTCGGATCCAGTGATGCGCTCGTCCTGGTAGAAGTCGACCTCGATCTTTTCCGACCGCGTCTTGCTGTCATACGGATGACGGAACACGGTCAGCGGCGCCGGCAGGGCCGGATTCGTCCAGCGGAACGTGTACATCCACGACGGGTCGTTGATCGACGGAGCCAGCGGCGCGTAGTACGCGATGAACATGTCCTGCACCGCGTTCGAGAACGAGGAGATGTTGGTCATCCCCTGGTAGCCCTCGTTCGCAGTGTGGTACATGGCATCCGAGATCAGGAAACGATCCACTTCGAGCAGGTCCTGCACCTGCTGGCGAGTGACCGGTCCGCGGCCGTTGTTCGTGCCGTTGACCAGGTTGCGGATGTTCACGTTGCGCTTGAAGCGGCTCCATGCGCGCCAGCCCATGATCACCGAGTTGAAGCCCGTGCCCGTGCGCTGCTTGTGAGCCTCGCGCAGGTTCTCGATCATCGAGTACGGGTCGCCGGTGTTCGCGGGAACAATGCCGCTGCCGCCCCAGACGGACGAGCACACCCAGACAGACGACACCGAAGTGGTGTTGGCCGCCAGGGTCAGAACGCGCTTTTCCCAGCCGAGCATCAGTTTGCCCTGCAGGTAGTTCGCAGCACCGGTCTGGAGTTGCGCCCGGAAGGCGTCATCCATGTTGACCGTGTCCTCGATCGTGACTTCCTTCGCGAGTGCGTGGTCCTCGGCCTGGTAGAACGAGCTGCCGACGGACTGCGAAATGATCTTCGCCAGCCCACCAGGAGCGCGCTTGTCGTCCTCGATCGCGAACGCTTCGTCGCGGCTGAACACCGGATAGGCGTCACGCTGCTTGCTGACCGGAACGATGGGCGCGATCTGATCGCCGATGAAGCCCTGCGGCCGGTAGTTGATGGCGAGCTGGGTCAACAGTTTGTCGACATGCAGCTCTTTGGGTCCAGTTGAAAATCCCATGTTGGGTTAGCCTCCCCAGAAGCTGAGATTGCGGAAATCGATGCCCGCTTCGACGATGTCGCCCGAAGCGCACGCGGCAGTACCGAGATAACGACCCACGGCCATATCCCCGGACGCGCAAGGCGTCAGGAAGCCGGAGTTCGCAACCTTCAGTGGCCAGCCTGGAGTGGTCACCACAGCGCCCATGTACACCTTGGTCACACCTTCCAGCACGACCTGGGTGTTGTAGCCAGAGCCAGGAGCGGTCTTGCAGATGCCTGCGGCCATCTTGTAAGACGCCGCCTGGGCGATGGTTCCGGCGATCAGCACAGCCTTGTGCTTAGCACCGGTGAGGTCCTCGGTTGCGACTACCGCAATCGAGCTGTTGTAGAGTTCAGCCGTCATTGAGTTCTTCTTGCCTCCTGATTAGGCAGCCGCATCAGCGGTGAAAATGGCCATGGGATCGGCGTGATGGGCCTTGGCCAGCTTCGGTTCAGCACGCATCACGCGCTGCACCGCTTCCAGCATTGCCGACTGATCCGACACCTTGAAGCCCAGCCGCACGCACTCGCGCTCGGCCTTGAACACCAGGACGTCGGCGACAGTGCGACCACTGAAGTCCGGCTCATCCGAATTGCCCTGCATGCTGGTGGCTCCTTTCTTGCTGGTCGGCTTTTCCTTGAAGTCGGCGCGCTGGTCGCTCTTGATCTCTTCCTTCACGGAGTCGATCGAGTACGCGGTCAGCACTTCGGCGTCGTCCTTGAACAGACGGGAGTTGAGGATGCGATCGCGAGTGCGTGGATAAATCCGGCCCTCGGTCACGGCGTTTTCCAGAACTTCCTTGACGGTCGATCGATGCGCTTCGACCTTTTCCTTCTGCACGGATTCCTGGAACTTCTTCAGCTCATTCTGAGAAGCGGCCAGTTGATCGCGCAGAGCTTTCTCTTCTGCTTCGGTCATGGTTGAGTGATCTCCAATGTGGATACTTCGATCCGACGTAAACGCTGCGACGCTGGCGAACGTTGCACCCTGCAACTGCCGCGTCATCAACAGCGTCTGCAAATCCCTCAGGTCCTTGACCGCCGGTATGTCGGCCCCGAGTAGAGCCACTGCATCCAGCACCCAGGGATAACTCGACCCCTCTCGGCTGTAGTTTTTCAGCAGCTCAATGGAAACTTGTTTGTAGAGCCCCTTGCGGATGGCTTCGAACACCACCGTCGGGACATCCATGAAATCAGCGAACAGCTTCTTGCCGTCACGCCACACACGCTGGACCCAGCCCAGAGCGGGCTTGCCGTCCGTCATGTCCTGTTCGTCGTTGTGGCCGAACTTCAGCGGCACACGAGCGGCCTTGTTCAGCGCTTCGAACGAGGAAACGATTGCGTCCAGGTCAGACTCGGTGAACGTCAGCCCGTTGTGGGTCCCGACGCTGAACACTTCCGCACCTTTGATGGCCTTGCTCATCCCAGGTAGTCCCTCAATGGCAGAGAGTCCGTGGCACGAACGCGACGGACGTTGACGTTGGGTTCCAGCAGCAGCGCAGACACGACTTCCACCACACGCGACAGGGGAACCTGTGTGGTCAGTGGCCAGTCGTTGAACTGTTCCAGGTAGGCAGTAGCGGTCTCGTGCAGCGCCTCGGCCTGGATCGGATCCACATCTGCCGCCAGGACGAGCTCACGCAGCTTGTCGCGGAAGGTGATCACTTGAACCCCTCCTGCGGCTTCACGCTTGGCTGGCCAGATTCCTGACCGTCCCATGCATCCAGCTTCGTGATGGCGAACAGGATCGAGCGGCAGTTGTAGTGATTCGGCGGCCGGTATTCCTGCCAGACCTGCGATCCGACCGCATGGACATGACCGTCCAGCTCTTGGCAGATCTGCGTCGTGCGATCATCCAGAATCGCCGAGTAGCGCAGCGCCACGACGAAATCAGAAACCGCAGGGTCACTGAACTCGGCATAGCGGCCTTCGTTCAACGCCTCGAACGTGCTGGTGCGAGTGATCGTGTTGAGATAGGCCGGCACGTTGCTCGTGCCAATCTCATCCGCCAGGTCCAATGCCAGTTGTGCCAGTACCGACTGCCGCGGCTCGGCGTCCTTGACAGCATCCAGGGTCGTCATGCCCCTGCGGATGAACCGCTCATAGATGCGCGCGGCGACATCCTCTGGGCGGCGGCTCGCCTTGATGCCGTTCAGGAGCTCCTGCTGAATGATCGAGCGCATGGCCTCGGTCAGATCGCCGGCCAGCTTGAACGCCTTGGCTTCGAAGAAATCCCCGGCATTGGCCCGAAGTTCATCGAATCGCAGCTTGCGATCGCTTGCCGAAAAGTTGGCCTTGCGGGCCTTGGCGTTCTCGGTCATGGCTTGATTGATGCCCATGGCCCAGGAGCGCTCGAGCGCGCCCCGGAATGCACCCTTGATCCGGCCCACCGAGACGCTGTCGATCTCAACCTGACCGATGTCATCGACGTTCTTGCCAAGGAGCTCGGTCATGCGCTCCTCGCTGACGACGGAGCTGGTGGCCTTGGCAGTGAGCCGGGAAACGGCACCGATGGTTTCCTCTTCCAGCGACAGCGTGCGCTGTGCCATGACGGCGAAATCGACACGCTGCATGGCCATGTCGAGCGAGAACTTGGTCTTGTCGACAGGTTGAGAAGTGAACGTCGCCTTGTGTTCAGCAAGGCTGTCTGCGATCAGCTTCTTCGCATCCTCGGCCGTGAACTTGGCCGGCGGGCTAGACGGCGCGCCGGGAGGTGGCTGCTTGTTCGGATCGACCTGAATCGGCACCAGGTCCTGCTTGACCTTGGCAACCGCCTCGTCCTGCTCCGTGCGCTGTGCGAAGTCCAGCAGCTCGCGCAGGTGGCGCTCATCTGCTTCCGTGGTGATCACAGCACCCGCGGCGGACAGATCCTTCCAGGACTGCACCACCCACTTGACGTGATCCTCGCTCGCTTTCTTGAACCGAAAGCGCGGGAACTCTCCATCGTCCCAGTTCTGCGCCGCCAGCGGCTTGAACAGCTGATCGTTGACGCACTGCTCGACGCGCTCAGTGTCCGTGGCCAGCGTCATGAAGAACGCTTCCAGCTGCGTCTGCGACTGCGCGTAGGCCCCGGTCTGGCCGCTGTTCGACAAACCCAGCAGGTTCGGGATCAGCAGCGCCTTGGCGATCGCCAGATCATGAAACTGCACGGCCTTTTCGTAGATGTCGGTCGATGCTGGAGCGTGCATTTCTCCCGTCACGCCACGCGGCAGGATGATGCCCATCGTGCTGCGCATGTTCGCCAGCATCGATTGCAGGGCCTGGTAGTCCGGCGACTGCGTGTTGAGCCCTGAATCCCCAAGGCTGATCGAGAAGAACCCGCCAGCCATACGCTCTTTGTAGGACGCCCACAGCTTCAGATCCAGGTCCTTCAGGAACCATGGCCGATAGGCGGACTTCAGCTCCGACTCGCCGTAATACGCGTCCACTTCCGGGTTCTGGACGTAGTGGATGAACCGGGAGTAATCGAGATCAATCTCCCTCGCGCCCACGCGCTGCGTGAAGCGAGTCAGCGTCCCGTAATCGTCGGTATAGAACGTGAAGGTCGAGGCATCCCTCGACAGGATCTTGGCGATGCCCACGTACTGGGCGCCGTCCACATCGATGTTCTGGGTAACAAACTCGCTGATCGAGTACCCGTAGGCCATGCCCTTGAGCACGCCAACAATACCGTCGGTGAACGATCCACCCATGCGACGGGTGGTCTGCAGCATGACCTTGTGACGCTTGTCCTGCTCTTCCTTCGGCAGCTTGGTCTCGTCGAACACGAACTCGTATCCGCGACCGATGATCGCATCGCGCTTGAACTTCAGGACTGCCTTGACCTGTTCGTCGTCCTGCATCCGCTGATAGATGCGCAGCCCGCCCTTGCGAGCAGCCAGCATGTCGGGGTTGTAGCGCTCCTGCCGGCCACCGAACGCATACCCTGCAATGCCGTCCACGCTGGTGACCGTCAGGGGCGGTTGCACCTTCGTCTTGGTCTCGAGGGTGGTGACCTTGCCGGCCATGTCAGAGCCCATCCAGGGCGGTGCTGTGCACGACCAGCGTGGAGATGGGGCCATGACCAGAACCCGGTATCAGCCGCGGCGCCTGCGTGGCGTACTGCATGGCATGGGAGTCGGCCAAGTCCGGGGACTTGATGCCGTTGCGCTTCATGTCCTCCTTGGTGACCAGTTCCTCAAGACGATCATCGCCAGGCCGCTTCTGGATGGTGCAGAGCTGGTTCTGATACTCGTCGGCATCGTCTTCGGAGTCGAAGCAGTCCGCTGCGAAGTCGATGCAGTCATCGCGGAAGTCATCACGCAGCCCCATGTAGCTCTGGGCCCGGCAGTTCTTCCATTTCGTGGAGTCCGAGGAGCCGGCGCCGCCCTTATAGGCAATCACCGATTGCTCATTGCGCATCAGGTAACCCGCTGTGCCGGCGCCGACACCCAGCGAGTCCACCACCATGTCATCGCGTCCCTTGATGCCGCCAAGCCCCTCAAAGATGCGCTGCGCAGCTTCTGCCGTGAGAATCGGCGCCTCTGAGCTGGGGAAGGAAAAGCGCTTCACCTTCTCGACACGGCGGAATGTCTGGTAATGGCGGACAGCCGTGATGACGCTCTCGTCCAGGCCGCCATCCGCGACGTCCACCGAAATGCGCAGCTTCGGCTGGCTGCCGTCACCCTCTCGAGCAGGCCGCGACATGGCGCGCTGGATCCACGACAGCGGGATCAGCTGATTCGGGCTGGAATCAGCGAACTCTCCGTAGCAGCGAATGCGGACCTGAGGGGACTGTTCGCCCCACATGCGCACCATCTGCCCCACCCATGCGCGCGAGACGCGGTTCGCCTTCTGCAGCGTGATCGGCAGGCGGTAGTAGTCATGCGCCAACCGGGCCGCCAGATGGCTCTGGGCGAACGTGCCGATATTGCGCGTGGGGTTGGAGATCATCACGAGGATGCCAACCTCAGATCCAGCGAGGTTTCCCAGCAGAACAGG